GGAAAGGTGAAGACTTCTCTAATAATGGCCCGAAGGTCAATGCGCAAAGGGGCCGCCTTCAGAAATGGCACGAACACCACTATTACGATTAAAATCTTTTCTAAAATTATTAAATGTTTGCATGGTAAAATCCAAATTTATATAAATAAGTATAGGTCACGAGAGTGCAATCTCCACCTATTCTAATACTATGAAGGAGTATCAGCATACATGTATATTTATCTATATTTAAAAAGACACAATATAACAGGCTTAAAATATCTTGGTAAAACAACTAAAGACCCATATTCATATAATGGTTCTGGTAAATATTGGCTCAGACACTTAAAAAAGCATGGCACCGATATTACAACTAAAATTTTATATCAAACACAATCAAATGAAGATTTTAGATTGGTTGGTGAATATTTTAGCAAAAAATGGAATATAGTTAAATCTAAACAATTCGCTAATTTAATGACTGAAACTGGCACTGGTGGTGCTCAAACAGGACAAGCGGCATTAAATATTTCTATTGGTGTTAAACAATCATATATTAATAATCCTGATTTAAGACGACAAAGATCTGAATCAATGAAAAATTATAAAAGAACTCCTGAACACGCAAAAAATCTAAAATTAGCGATACAAAAATACCAAAAAAATCATAGTGGTGTTAATAGCCCTTTTTATAATATACCAAGATCTGATGAAGATAAACAATCAATAAGCACTGGCACCAAAAAAGGAATGATTAATAGTGGGGCAAATCAAAAAATATCTGAATCCTGGCTTAATAGAAAAATTATTGAATGCCCTCATTGTGATGTAAAATCAAAAAATGTGAGTAATATGAACCGATGGCATTTTGATAATTGTAAACATAAATGATTATGCAATTATGCTATCAAACCTATTCTTCTTAAACTCCGGTTTTTTAGATACTGTGCTCATGACGTTCTCTGTAAGAGAAGCAGAGGCCTCTTCATCAAGATTAATAAGTTTCATATGAGGGTAGTCAATACCTGTAACAAAAGCTTTCTTATAATCAGAATATCTATTCTTAAGAACTTTGAATTTGATTTGACCTAATTGTTGAAGCTCTTCAGATGTTGTCATACTTACCATGAAGTCAGCGGTGGCTGGTAGACCGAATGATTCTGCTGTTGCTGTCATATCAGGATCTGTATCAGAGAATCCTGCTCTATTAACCTGAGCAGCTGACCAGATAGGTACATTATTCTCTACAGCCAAGCCTCTTAACTCTTCCGCGATGGCCTTAACATAATGATATGAGTTTTCAGAACCACCACCAAATCTAGCCGAAGCACAAATACCTAGATAGTCAATAAAGATTGCGTCTGGTTTGAACTTCTTTTTAATCGATAGTTCTTTTAATAGAGCTCTAAAATTATTAGCGGATGCGCCTGATGTAGGATATTCCTTTACAACCAATCTGCCCTTAACATTTTTAACAGCATTTTTGAATTTAGATTTGTATTCGTCTCTGCTTAGATCTTCAATATCGTTAAGAGATATATTTAATATGTTAGCGTCAATTCTTTCAGCAATACGTTCTTCCGCCATTTCCATAGTAATATACAATACATTCTTACCTTGAGCCATATAAGCTGCGGACAGGTGACATAGAGCTAATGATTTACCAACGTTAATACCAGCAAGGATAATATTCAAAGTCTTGTTTGGAATACCACCTTTAGTAGCTTTGTTTAAATAGTCAATATCACATGGGATGCGTTCTTCAGTCTTATGATAGAATTCAAATCGTTCATTAACATCGTCATTCCAATCATGACCTACATGAGAATCTAATGATACAGCAAGGGCATCTGACAACAATTCTGGTATACCACCACGTTGACCATTCTCGTCATCAATGATTTCAATAGCTTCCATGACACCATTATATACAGCTTTATCTCTGCAGAACTTATCTGTTGAATCAATAAGCCAATCATATTCATGATCAGATTTTGTTAGATGTTCTAGAGATTCAGTGGCCGCTGTGTATTGATTTTCGTTTAGATCTTCTCGATGCTCTAACTGAATAGACAAGGCATCTTTACTTGGGGCTGAACTATACTTTACCGAATACTTGACTATCTCTTCGAAAATAATCTTCTCCGAATACTCATGAAAGTATTCAGGTTTGATATAAGCTATTGTTCGTTCAAAAAAGTCTTGGTTGGTGAGTAGGTTTGATAGTATAACATTTTCAATATTCATTATATAATTATATCACAGATTGAGTTAAAAGTAAATACTAATTGACAATAATTTTCTGTTGTTTTGGCGTTACTATAGTTTCAAATACTGATTTATACTGGTCCATAATCTCTACGCTTGGCACAGTCTCTGTTACAACAAAACTTGAATTCATCTCGAATTGATCTACTGGGGCAGAATATGGTAAGTAAGGCAATACAGCGATTTGCATCTTACCGTCCCCTGCAGGTACTTGGTGCATTACAATAGCATCTTTTAATAGATATGCATTGTCATCTCTGCCTAACACTGTTACAACAATATCTTCGCCAGTACTTAATTTTAATGTTTTAACTTCACTCATTTTCTTTATCCTCTATATGTTCTTGTAATACCTTATGTATAAATTCTGAAATTGTTGTTTCAACCTCTCTATCATACTTACCATCATTAACTAAATTTCCGTCCTGTGTATATACCATAGTATCTACTGATAGTTCGCCATTTTCCTTTACATCAATTGTATCAGGATTAAGCTGAACTATAAGGCCGGACTTAGTATTAATCGTCACCCAATTCGGATCCATCATCTTCCTCCGCGTTATCTACATTGCCGACTGTATATCTTTCCTCTACCCATTTAGGGAAGTCACTATTTTGAAAAATAGGATCCCAGAATTCTGCTGTATTGGTGTCCTTTGCTCTCCAAGATTTATCATCTTCTACACATGGTCTTGTATACCAGCCAATCTTAGGCTTGACAACATGACCTGATTCCATTGCTACATCTAGAAGACCTGACCATTTATTAATACCACCATCGAATGATACAGTAATAGGAATCTTACTCTTCTCTCTTGCAAATCTTGATTTCTCAATATTGATATTGAAGTTATATCCGGAAAGATCTTTTAAGTCTTTATTTTGTGATCTACCAATAATCCATACAGTAGACGCCGAGTACATGATTCCCGTGCCGCCTGAAACAACAGCCTTTGAGAACATTTCCATTGTCTGGTAAGTGTGGTTAATTGCAACCATTGGAATATCAACAGTAGTCAGATACGGAGTAATCATTCTGAACAATGATTTAAGTTGTTTAGCTCTTGTCATATCAGCAACTGACTTACCATCTAGTGAATCTTGTACTTCTTTCTTAGACGCAAGGTTACCGATAGAGTCAACAAGGATGAATACTTTATCACCTCTTTTTAATTCTTCAGTCTTCTGCATAATATCGAATTTGAGCTCTTCAACATTTTTAATAGGTAAATGTAGGACTCTGTTTGTATCAACACCAAAGGCTTCAAAATACTTTTTCGGCGTACCGAATTCAGAGTCATAGAATAAACAGATAGCGTCATCATATTTTTTAAGATATGACGCCATCATTAATATGCCGAACAATGTTTTGAAGTGCTTTGACGGGCCAGCCAATACCGTCAAACCAGAAGACAACCCACCGTCTAATTTACCAGACAACGCAACGTTAATCATTGGTACGTCCGTGGGTATTACATCTTTATCCATATAGAAAGATGACTTTGCTAAAATTGCAGTATCATCTAAACTTGAGACCTTTTTTAATCTCGCTAATAATTCACTCATCTTTTTTCTCCAAAATTTTTCTTATCTCATCTAACTCGTCTTTAATTGTCACATATAAAAATATACCAATCGAAAACATTAAAATGATAATTATATACTCGTTCATATTATTTCCCTATAATAATAATATTATAACATAATTCTTAAGCGTTGTAAACATCATGAGAAGAAACTTTCTAATGTAGCTTTACGTTCCCAGTCCCATCCAATAGCGGTTAATATGCCCTTGATCGGTTGTAGAAAAGTCTTCTCAAATTGTAAATCATAATCAATGGATCTCTCCAAATCGAAATACTCAGGTATTCCATCTCTAAAAGCTAATACATGAGTATGTGCATGATTAGGTTCTTTCAAATAGATAAATTTAATCTTTTCAGCATCGCCAATAGGTTCTTCACTTCCCTTCTTGAGAAGTCTATTAAAAATAATAGCACCTCGTACATGAATAGGACAACCCTTCTTGGGATGTAGAACACCATCGACGCTCTCACTCCACTTCTTAATACCATTTACTGATCTAGGGAATGCGATGTCTTGAGGCTCTAGAGATTGGAATGACTCCCACTCAGCGTCAATAAAATCTAATACTTCTGCATTAGTACCATCAAAAATGATCGGTAGAGTTTTCTTTAATCCAGCTCTGATCTTTTCAGGCGTGGATGACTTAATCAAGTCCAGGCCCATGATTTTAATCTTAGGTGTCGAATAACGTACACCCTCATTGTCGTGTACGCGTAATGCATATCTTTTCTTAGCTGTCCAGAATCCCTTATCCGAAATACCCTCACGATCCATAATCATCAACTGCTCTTTAGAGTTTGTATAATCATACATCTCGTCATAACACTTATTAATATGTGGTTCAACTTGATCTTTACAGAAATTATCCAGCATGTCAACAACTTCTGTGGTAGACTTATCTTTCATGAATTTTGATACGATATCTGACATGTCGACATAATTAGAGTCTGTATCAATAGCAATAATTCTATCTTTATCATCATTTAACATATTATTAAAATACAAATTTAATCTGTCTGCAATCCACCTAATACTAAGTTGACCAGATAATGTAATAGAAGATGCTAATTTCAAATCGAAGAAGCGGAAGTATTGATTACCGAGGGCGCCATACGCAGAGTTTAAAAGAATCTTAGCTGCCATCTGTTTGTTGTTAAACTGAGTAGCTAATATAGATATCTTCTTATACTCGTCAGAATCAGTATCATGCTTCTGCATTTCTTTCTGATAATCTAACATCTGATTCTTCGTGGTCTTTCTTTGGTTGTATAACCATTCCATAAGATGTGGGAATACTCCCTGTTCATCTTTACGATACATACTACCAGTAGCTGTTAGAGCACAATTTAAATCATGAGCTCTGGATGTATCAACTGTTTTAGTTATAAGATCATCAACAGTTACTTCAAGCTTTTCATCAATAAGAGTTTCAGGACTAATATTGAACTGTCTAATAAGAGATGGGTATAGAGATGCAAGGTCGAAAGACACGATCCATTCATGAAAGCCGACTAACGGCGTCTTAACATATGCTCCAGGGAATTCACCTTTTTGTTGATGTCTATTAATAGGAACAACAATATTTTTATCGTAAAGATGATGGTAGATAATAGAGTCCCAAGTCTTTACTGGAGAATACACATCACTAAAACTTAATTTAGCTTGATATGCAACAGTCATATGCAAGTCTATCAATTTCAATTTATCATCAATGCGTTTAACTAGTTCTACGTCTTTTACGTTATAGCGTAAGAATTTGTCATAGTTCTGCTCTTCAAGCTCAATAAGGTTCTTCACCTCAGAATAATCTAGTTTCTTCTCACCTAATTCAATATTCGCAATATGATCTAGTCTGTATGATTCTTGAGCAGCGTATGTGTATTTCTTATATAGTTCAATATAGTCTAGTTGATCGATGCCTAAGATCATAACCTCACTCATCTCACGAGTACCGACCATTCTATCTTTAGCAGCACATACTTTAAACGGAGATAGATGTCTTGCGACTTTCTCACCGATAACGTTGCTGATACGATTGTAAATATACGGCATATCGAAATGATCTACATTCCAGCCTGTAATTACATGGGGTGGGTTAGCTGTCCAAAATTGAAGGAACTTAGCGATAAGATTTTTCTCATCTCCACATTGGTGGTAGATAACATTGTCTTTATATTCGCCTCTGTCTTCCCATGAGTCGAAGCCCCAAGTATTCCATCTCTTTCCATCATAGATGGTGATTGCTGTTATCGGGGATAATGCGTCTTTAGGATGGGGAAAACCCTCAATATTCGACGAGTTTACCTCGATATCGATATTGAATACTCTAACTTTCGTTAGGTCATATTTAACTTCAGGTTCTGGAAAGCGATCATGCATATATTGAATAGCATAGTTATCCATTCCGTGGATAGTTTTACCCTCAACATCTTTTTCTTGATCGATCCAGTCTTTAGCATCTCTAATACAATCAAACTTACGCGGGGTAAGATTTTCCTTGCTAATAAGAGATTTGAACTTTGATTCTCGATGAGAGTTGGTGAATAGAGTAGGCTCGTATCGAGTTCTCTTTTGATATTCATGACCGCAGTCGATGCCGCGTTCGTAGATGTGTTGCCCCCACTGGCGCATATTTGTGTATTGGATCATATAATATTATTCAAGTTATGATACTATTATATCATAACGGGTGGAACTTGTAAACGGTTAGCCGTCAATTATCGCATTAATCTTTTTAATTTGTGCATCAATAACTGTATCACGACCAGGCCATCTAATGGTATCTTTCTCTGGAGATTTTTTTAAGTTGTATAATAAAGGAAGAATTAGTCTTGCCATATTCTCAACTTTAGTTTGAGCAGCTTGTTCTACAACATCTCTTACTTCATCAAAATCTAATTGAGCAAGAATACTATCAAGTTTATGTTCAATATTATTTGATGATGCGATTACTGTGTCTTGTACTGCGCTGTTTTGTACTGCATCAACATCAGCTTGAGTAACTTGAGCTTCCTCAAACGAGATACCAAAGTCAAAATCGTTAGGATCAAAATTATCTATTGCCATTATTGTTCTCCGAATGAGTATTTAGGTTTTAAGTTCCACTTATTCTTATCTTTGTGTGGAATGATTTTGAATGTATTATATTCAGCTATTGGTTGACTATTAATATCTGATACTACAGATAATAGATTCCATTCCTCTAGAAGTTTGATGATGCGATTACGTCGTTCAACGTCTTCAACTGTAAGATTAGACTGACGTCCATCTTGCAAGAACATCTCTTTAAAATGTACTATGTAATATTTACTTTTCTTGTGAAGTATATGCGCTGTTTGATATAGCACATTATCTTTATTTGACGCTATACCAATTCTAGTTAACGTTTCTTTTATCTTCAAAAAATCATCCGGCTTAGCTAAGCCAATTTCAACCATGATTTCCGGACTCCACTTTACGATCTGTTCCGTTTCCATTCAATCCACCTGTATTATATTGTTCTTTTAGTTGGATTAATTGATCTGAAGTTAAAATGCTCAAATATTCACCAGCTATTTTTATATTTATACTATATAGGTTTTTGAGAAAGTCGATATCATCCGACTTAACTGGTTTGTGCCATTTTGAGAATCTCTTCTTAGGGCGAACAGAATTTACGTAATAATCCATTAGAATCTCTGGTTCTAGATCTTCTAATAGGTCTGCTTGATATGATTGAAATATTGTATCAGGGAATTGAGACATAGCTCTATTCGTCAGAAATTCATTATACTCAGGTGGATCATCTTGTCTTAGAAGATTACCCTTGCCGGTATTAATCGCATCGATGATTACGAAAGGATTAGCCATCTACTTCCACTCGGCTGTCACCATCATCTCAGCGAAGAAAGCAACTAGGTGAATCTCAGGATCTGTAGCGAATGCAAGCTTATGTAAATATTCTGACATCATCACAATGATTTCTGGAACTGAAGCTGGTGCCAACTTATCAAGAGATTTGTTATAGATATCTTTAATAATTCTATCTGGTTCTTGATCTGAATTTTCACCAACCCACTTACGCATCTCTTTAAAGTCTTTACCCTTTATATAAGATAACAATGTATCAGTATCAGAACTTTCAACATTTGCTAATACAGACAACGATAGAGTACCACCACTCGAATGACGTTGTAATTCATTAAGAATTCTTCGATTGTCAGGGAAATGTTTTTCAATAACTTTAGCAACAATAGCATTGTCTTCAACTTCAACGTTCTCATCCTTGAGAATATTAACAAGACGCATCATCATCTGACCCATCAACTTAGGCTTATCAGAATTCTTTATTTTGAATTCAACGACAGAACATCTAGAGTGAAGGGGTGGAATAATCTTATTAGCATAATTAGCTGTAAGAATAAATCTAGCATTAGAGCTAAACTCTTCCATGAAATTACGTAATGCTGGTTGTACTGAATTAACATTGAGATAATCAGCCTCATCAAGAATAACAACCTTTGGTTTACCCGATAGAGACACTGTTGTCACATAATTTTGAATAGTAGTTCTCAATACATCAATCGATCTACCTTCATTACTACCATTAATAACTAAATAATCAAGATCTAATTCATTACATAGAGCTCTAGCTACGGTAGTCTTACCTGTACCAGCAGAGCCTGACAATAATAAGTTTGGAAAATCACCCTGATCTACATACTCTTGAAATGTATCTTTAATACCAGAAGGTAGAACACAATCACTTATTTTAGTGGGTCTGAATTTCTCGACCCAGAGAAAGTCTTCTTTATTCATATTAATTAATTGTCATTGCGATGTAATACGTTACATTACGATCTTTACTATACCATTTAGAGATACCAGCTTTAGAAACTTCGATATCATAGTCAGCAGGTAGAATATTAATATGGTAAGTCTTAACTGAAGCAGAGAAGTCATCACCTTGATAATCGCCTAATTCAATAGTGAATGAGTTAGATGAAGAGTTCTTAGTATCAGCAGCTTCCATTACAACCTTGCCTTCATTACTTTTAATGATAATATCTTCAACACCTAGAATAGATGCAGCTTTTAGTAATTTAACAATAGATGCATGAGGCAACTTGAATTGAACATCAACGTCAGGTAGAGTGATATCATCCTCAGGTGGAGTTACAATAACTGATTGATCAGCAAAGAAGTACTTACAACTATTGCCAGTCTGAGAGATCTTTACAAACTTTTGTTCAAAATCTAAAGAAGGATCTTCAAATAATGATAGAGCACCTAGAAAACCATTAAGGTCGTAGATAGCAAAGTCTTGATCGAATGTCTCTTCAATCTCTGCATTTGCAAACACATTCTTTTCGATTGCGATTGTTCTAAGTTTATTTCCTTTCTTTACTAGGATTGATGGGTTGATTGAAGAGAAGTTCTTCAGTGTTTCTACGGTATTCTTACTAAGTTTCATGCTGTATTCCTCATTGGTTATTGTATAGATATATTATAACATATTTAGTTGTAGTTGTAAACAAATTATAATATAGTTTCTGATATTTGGCTAAATTGCCCTGTTTTTGTTACTTTTATTGTACGTTTAAATTGATCTTCCATCTCGCCTTTGTGAGATATGACGAACATCTTAGTACTCTCTTGCTCTCTAATTATCTTCATAAAGTTCTCAATACCAGGTCTATCTAGAGAACTGTCTAGAATCTCGTCTAGTACTAAAATGTTTGTTGATAGTGAATTCTTCAACTTAGATAATTCTCTAAACGAGAATAGAATAGCCATATCGATTCGCAATTTCTCACCCTCTGAGAATCCAGAATATCCATACAACTCACGTCCATTCTTTGTTACTGACTCATTGAACAACTCATCAAGAGTCAGGGTAATATTGAATTCAAATTCTTTAAGATATTTGTTAATGATGGTATTTAATACTGGTAAATACTTCTTAATAATTCTAGATTTGATACCACCATCCTTCAACATAACTTCAATAGTGGTGAATAGTTTAGATTTGTTAATAAGAGTATATAATACTTTTTGTTTCTTATAAACATCAGCTTGATTAGTGCTCAATTCTGTCTCTAAATTTTCGTCAACAGTTGTGTCTTGATCTTCGACAGCCGCTTGAATTCTTTCTATAATTGACTGCAGTTTTGAGATCTCTTGATTGTTTGTATCATGCTTAGATGATATAGCATTATGTTCATTTATAGAATTTGAAATTGAATCGTACATGACATCCATCTTGTCTAAATTAATCTCCAATTCATCCTTGATTTTATTGTGATGTTCGATCATCTCAGCTTTAAAGTCTGAAGATATTCCCTGATCACAGGTAGGACATTGATCTTTAGTTGAGAATAATTTAATACTTTTCTGTGACTGTTTCATCTTAGACTCCGACTGAGTCTGAATAGTTCTAATTTTGTCCTGCTTTTCTCTTAGATCTGATACGTCATTTAGA